CCTGGATAATCTTTAGGGTCTATAAGGCCAAGCTCTATACCTATATTTCTTGTTTTAGCATAGTAAGTTTTTGCATCTATTTTTCCATCTTGCAATAACTTATAACCATCAGATTTTATTTCGTTAAAAATCTGTTGCTTATTTTCTGCTTGTTTTAATTGTTCGTAAGTTACAGCCATTATTTATAAACCGCTATCCTTGTTTAAAAATAAACTAGAATATTTACCTTCGGAAACGAACTGCTCTGGTTTTAGAGTTTCTTCTTTTTTGCCTTTTAATGACAATATAGCTGCATCTAATTTTTTAGACAATAAAATGCTTTTATTTAATTCATCTCTGTAAGCATTTTTTGTTGCATCATTTAATATGCTAGAGTTTAAACCTTCTTTTAAACCATTTATTCTAGCGTCAACTTGGTCTTTTATGTTTTCGTATTTTTCTCTTGCGTCAGCGTGTGATGTCGCTGCGCTCATAGGCAAATTACCTTTTATGTTTTCATAAATTAACATATTTGGTTTACCAGTAAAATCAGCTGCCAAATTAGCTAAAATTTCTGTGTTTAAACTGTTTCTTGCTCTTACCGCTGCGCCAGTTTTAGGATCAATGTCAAAACCAGCAATTCTGGTTGCTTTACTAATACCCTCTTGTAAGGCATCAACAGGTCCAAAAGCTTGATCTAAATCTGCAAAAGTATCTAAAACACCTGTTTCTTTTGCTGTTTTTTCAATATTTTGCTCTACGCTTTCAATAATTTGTGTACCAGACATATCTTTTTGTCTTAGTTCCATGACATCTTTTGGTGTAACCCCTGCTAAAATTAAATTTATTTCTTGGTCTGTAAAGCCAGCTCCTTTTAATCTTTGTATTTGTTGTTGTGAACCTATAGCACTTTCTTCTAATTCTTGTTGTCTTAAATAACCTTGTTGCAAACCTCTTTCACCAAATAACTCATACATTTTTGCAAGCTCGGGATTTGTTTGTGCAAATTCAGATAATTTTTGTTGTCTTTGTTTTTCTTGTTCTTGTCGTTGCTGTGCTTGTAACATAGCCTGTCTTTGCATAGTACCAGCTATAGGATCTCTTCTTCCAAACACATCTGACAATGCACTTAAAGCTAATCCTACTTGTTGCTGTCTAGCAGACGGAACACCAGTTGGTTGCTGTGTTGTAGGCATTTGTAAATTTTGTGTTGGTATACCTCTTGACATTATCCTACGCCTCCAAATAAACCGCCTTGACCAAAAGCACCACCTAGCGCTAATGAACCAAATAGTCCAGCTGCGCCACCCAATACATCGCCGAGTCCTGTGCTTTGTTTACCAGTTTGTGTTGTTGTAATTAATGGTGTACCCATACCAGCTTGTAATAAACTAACTTGTTGTGGTCCGTAACCTAATGCTCGTTGGAACTCGCCTCTTGAAGCATCTATAGCTCTTTGTTGTAGCATTTGTTGTTGTGCGCCTATACCGCCTAATAAACCTAATTGTTGTATTTGTTGTCCTTGTAAACCACCTAATAAACCTGCCCTCTGCGCACGCGCTTGCATCTCTAATTGTGGCTGTGTTAATGCAGCTCTGCCAGCAATATCTAAACCAGCTAACTGTCTTTGTTGCTGTAGCTGTGCTTGTTGCATACGTCTTTGCTGTCCTAACTCTGCACCAAAGATACCTGCTTGTTGACCAAGCTGTGCTTGTTGTAATGCTCTTTGTGCTGCAATGTCTTGTCCTGCAAGACCTGCTTGCTGACCAAATTGAGCTTGTTGTAAAGCTCTTTGTTGTGCTTGTTCTGTACCCATTAAACCAGCCTGCTGTTGTAACTGTGCTTGTTGCAAGGCTCTTTGTTGTTCTAATTCTGTTCCTGTTAATCCTGCTTGTTGTTGTAATTGTGCCTGCTGTAATGCTCTTCTAGCTTCGACATCTTGGCCTGCTAATCCTGCTTGTTGTTGCAGTTGGGCTTGTTGTATAGCTCTTTGTTGCTGTGCTTCAAAACCAGTTAATCCTGCCTGTTGCTGTAATTGCGCTTGTTGTAAAGCTCTTTGTTGTTCTTGGCCAGCACCAAATATGCCCAGTTGTTGTTGTCTTGCTAAATCAGCTTGTGCTGCTCTTTGTGCTTGCTCAAACCCTGCTTGTCTCAAACCAGCAGCAGTTCTAGCCATTTGTTCTACATAAGGTCTTTGTGACTCAGATTCTAACAATGCAGACCTTGAACCACCGAAAGCACCTGCTCTAATTGCTCTTTCCTGCGCACCGCCACGCGCTATATCAGCTTGTCGCTGTATATCTTGCATAGCTGTGTCTATAACTTGTTGTTGAAACGGTGACTGATATGCACCTATGTCTTGACTTAATAAACCTTGAAATTGTGGAGTAGAAACTTGGCCAATTTGTGCAGCTGTTGGACCTACAACTGATCCAATTTGCGCTCCACCAAAAAGAGGTGATTGTTCTATTCTTGCAGCTGTTGGCCCAGCTACTGTACTTATTTGTGCAGCTGACGGACCTGCTACAGGACCTATTTGTGCGCCACCAAAAGTAGGTGTAGGTTGTATTTGTGCTGCACCTGGAGCTTGTGTTGCTTCTATCGTTGGTGCTTGAAAACCAGTAACAGGTTGAATGGTAGGTCTAAATTGATCTTGTGCCATACCTTGTAAAGCTTTGGTTGGGTCATAACCCATACCTGTTTCAAACATACCTCTAGTAGCCTGAAACTGTCGTAATTGGTCTGGTGAGAAACCAGCAACCATTGGGCCTGTATAAGGTAAGAAAGGCTGTTGTGCTACACCCTGCGCTCTACTAAAAAGCTCTTTAAATTGTGCTTCTTGGAACGCTGGTAAACTTGCTTCTTGTACTGTTGTGGTTTTTCCTTTACTCATAAGTCTTTTCTAATTAAATGTTCTGTCTCAAATCCTAGATGTTTTATCTTTCTAATCCATCCTTTTCTACCGCCACCGTATAATCTTTTAATACCTGCGGCTTTTGCAAAAGCCTCTATTGATGGTAGCATTTCTTCTAATTCTTCGTAATCACCACCACAAAATAATAAATTCATTGCTTTAACTTGTGGATATATTACAAATTCTGTTATGTATGCAGACTTTTTGCCTGGCCATAAATGGAATATACCATGTCTTATTTTATCTTCTATATCGTCAATTGTATAGGAATCTTGATACTTTACAGCTTTTGCTATATAAGGTTTACACCTTTCCCATTCAATTTCCCAAGGATCTTTTTTCGCTTGGTTTATATCAACTACCTTATTAGTCACCTTTTGCATATTCTACGATGCTCGCATAAACAGTTAAATTACCAGCACGATCTGATTGTACTTTTACAATATCGCCTTGGTGTAATACTAAACTTCTACTTAATAATTCTTCAGTATTGTAAGCAGTAATAGTAAATTCTTTAAATAAGGTATAAGTAGTAGCCTCATGCGTTACAGTAACTGTTATATTGGTTTGTTGATTATCATGGTCACAAACCAAAATAGATTCAATGATTGCAAAAGTAAAATCATCACCACTTGGGGATGTATATAATGTTGTTAAATCTGTAGTGGTAAGTATTTCATGCGCTGTTTCAGCTCTTTGTATATACTGTCTTTGTGAGGATAAATCCATTATCTTCTACCTCTGGTTCTTACATTTAATCTTATATTACCAACTTGGAAATCTTGTGTTGTGCTACCTGTTACAGTCATTTGTACTTGTCTTGCTGTAAATCTAGCATCGGTATATCCATCATTTTCAAAGGTAAAACTACCAAAATCTGTTTCACTACCTAATGGGGTAAACTTACCTTTAAAACTTATGGTTACACCTGGTAATGTATTTGCTTCTTCATCTGGAATAATTTGGTTACATTGTACATAGTTATCACCGTTACCTAATTCTATTGGACCGCTTGTACAAAAAGGTGCATCACTATTTAAGTTTGGTGAATTAGATAAAGTTGTTGATTCGTGTTCGTATATAAAACCGTTTGAATCACCAGCAATAGGGAAGTCAAACGCACCTTGGTCAATCCAACAGCCTCTATCCATTGTGCCTATAGACCAAGTGTTTTCTCTATAATTCCAGATTACATATTTATTTGGTCTGTATATACCTTCTCCGCTTGGAAAACCCCACCATATTTCGTTAAAGTTAGAGTTGTGTCCACCCCAACAAGCTTTTCTTCCTGGTACATTTAGTTGGTCATATACATAATCATGCACATCG